TAAGATTCGCTTCATCATCTGGTCCGTACATTTCGTCGTAAAGTAAACTCCAAGAATTAACCATATTCAAATAAGAAATCGTTAACAAGACTCTCCGATTTTTCTTTCCCAAACTTACCAGTAAGATAACCTCCTACAGGATCAAGTTCAGTCATATAAGCATCAAAGTCTTTATACTCACTAGTATCATTTCCAGTGGGTTTCTCTAATTCTAGCATATCTTTGTACTTAGTCAAGTAAGTCTTGAACATATCAAGATGCTCATTGACTTCATCCATTTTACAATATCGAATATATATGTTTTCTGAGAAATGATTTCCAGGTTCAAAAAATCGATAGTCACCCTCATGTTTAGGTAATCCATCGACAGAGAACAGATAGTTTTCTACAGGATGTTGGAAATCAAATACTATGATTACCTTCTTAGGACTAAATCCCATAAGATCCATACCAAAACAGGGAAGATTACTTCCAGTCTTAGGATAGATGATGTTGTTGTAGATACAAGATGTTTCATTCCAGATTTCTACCTCTCGTGCTTTTATTATATATTGATTGGTGAATGTTTTAGCTAAAAGAGTTGTTCCTTTACCTTCCCATTGTGCCCAAACACTACCAACCCCATTATGGAGGTCGATAGTGTCGAATAAGGCATCCTTATATTCTTTCCATATATTCATGCATTCTCCTCATACATTTTATCTTCAGCAGAATCTAAGTCAACATCAGCATCTACCTTATCATACAATTCGATAAATGATTGCTTAGTTTCTTCATCGAACCTATTTACACATACTCTGATTGCTTTCATCTTATCATTAAAGATGCTATAAGCACGTAAGATGTGAACCAAACGACGAGTACTAATGATATCCTCAATGCCACCATCATAGAATGTCTTACGAATGATGTCACCCCAATCAACTAATCTCTTGCAGAAATCTACATCTGTAACACCAAGAGTAGATGCAACTCTTCCTAGAATCTTAGTTTCTATTGCTGGTGAGGGATAGTCTTGTTCAAAGGTGACTGGGAATCTTTCAAGGAAGGCTTCATTGAGCACATTAGTTCCAATGAATCTTCCATCGTCTGAACCCTTACCCTTAGTATTTGCGGTGGCGATGACGTTGAATCCTCTAGCTGGTTTAACGAATTTTCCAATTTTCTTAAGGAAAATACCATTTCCCTCAAGGATGCTCTGAAGGCAGAGAATCTTGTTAGAGGCAAGGTCGATTTCGTCAAGGAGCAAGACTGCTCCTCTGTTGAGAGCTTGAATAACTGGTCCGTCATGCCAGACTGTGGCACCATCAACAAGACGGAAACCGCCAATAAGATCATCTTCATCAGTTTCGATTGTAATGTTTACACGAATAAGTTCTCTACCAAGTTGAGCACATGCTTGCTCTACAGAAAATGTCTTACCATTACCAGATAATCCAGTAATGAATGCAGGGTAGAACTGCTTTGATTGAATGATTTTCTTAACATCAGCAAAGTTACCAAACTTAACAAATGTATCATCCAATTCAGGAATTAAATTCTGCTCCACTACTGGTTCTACAGCAGGAGCACTATAAGATTTTTCAATATTTTCTACTGCCTGTGTGGTTACTTCAAGATTCCACTTACCTTTAGATACTTTATATTTTTGTATTTTCTTTGTTACTGTTGAATAACCTATGTCATTCATAGCACAGAATGCTTTAACTTCAGCAGTAGTAAATTCAGTACCGTATGCACTTCTCAATCCATCAACTGCTTGCTGCTCTGTCATCTTAAGTTCAAAAGTCATGATGTAAGTGATTTATTTATGTACGTAGTATAACAATAAAAAAGGGGGTATAGAACCCCCAGTAGACACTTATTTAATTGGTCTATTTTATGTTAACTTTACCTTGTTTCTCCAATTCAGATTGAAGTTCCACCACTAACTTGGAATGAGTAAGTCTCTTATCCAATTCAATACCAATACCTCTACCTATCTGCTCTAACTCATCTTTAGATTTGTTAATAAGTTGTTGCTTTAAAGGTGGTGCTTGTTCTACAACTGGTGCTGGTGCAGGAGGAGTAGGTGGTGCTTCTACTACTGGTGCTGGTGCTGGTGGTGTAGCAGCAGGTGCAGTCTTCCCACCAAGCAAATCTCCAAATTTTGACATTTTTTTACTTATTGATATAAGCTTATTTATCAAGCAACAAGTTCTACAAATTCACCAAGTATCTTCTTATTCATCTTCTTGTTATTAAGACTCTTAACAAATGCTCTCTTAATCTGTGCCTTTGTTGCATCCTGCTGCACTTCAAACTCAGAATCATTATTCAATGCACTGGAAGATAATCCAAAGTAAGTATTATACCCAACATTTCTAATTGAGAATGATTTATTTTTTTTCCATTCTTTCATAATTGGTTCATAAACTTTTTCATCATATCCAACTTGTTGCCTAACAAATTGTCCTGCATCTCTTCCAGAAAGAATACGGAATCCAATAAAATTAGTATTAGGGAAGGACTGACGTAGATCTTTTAATAGAAGATTAGTAACATCTGAGAAATATCCAAGTCCATAACAAGAATAATTATGTCCTGTTCTACGATTACGAATAACACAATGTTCACCCACATTAGCAGAACCCAAGTAGAGAGAATCTTCCCAGTGTCTATCAACTTCTTTACTATATCTTAAAGGTGAACCTTCACCATCAGTTAATATTACACACTGAACCTTCTGAAGGTTATTCTCTTTTTGGAAGTGTGGTATTAATGTATGTAATGTAATTAAAGTTTCATTTAAAGGTGTTCCAGAAAGATTCAATCCAATAGGAACACGATACTCAACATGCCATTCAGAATGAAATGTATTTGCAATACGGAAAATATTCAATAACTGTGTTTCAAGTTCCTTAGCTTTTGTTTTACTAGTGAAAAGATTCAATAATGAGAACGTATCTTCAACTAAAGCAACACCTTCTTTCTTCTCATAACGTAATATCATTTCTTTAACATCACGAGGATAACAATTGGTAAATGCATAAACATCAAATGGTATATTAACTTTCTTACAGAACCATATTAAATTATACAGTTGCTTAATAGTATCCATCATTACATGAGCCATTGACCCACTCCAATCAAGAATGAATATTAAACCATGATTTTTTCCATCAGGAACAACACTTATCTTCTTAAATAAATCTTCATTGTATTTGTAAGTATGAAGTTTTGTAGTATCTAAAATACCAGTCTTAGCAGTAGTAGCACGAGCATAAGCATCAGCAGATTTTTTACACTCAAACTCTTTAACTAAGTAATTAACTTCTTTTTGAGCATCTCTTTTAAACTTTGTATATTCTCTATCTACTATTTCAAATCTATCTTTATCTGGATTACCAAATCCATAATCTATCATATTCTGTTTATATTCAACATCCTCTAATTCCCAATATTCTCTAATTCCATTATGTATTGTTTCATTACTAACTATTGTCTTCTTTAAATCAAGTTTTGGTAATTCTATATAAACATTTTCACGTCCATGTATACTTGAATTCAATCCCTTAATAGCATCTTCTAATGCTTTAACAGTATCAACTTGTGGTTCTACAGAATCAGTACCACCAGAGACAGGAATAGGATTAGTGCTACCAACCCCGTCTTCCACAGTACCATCATTACCAGAGTCAGAAACGGTAAACTCACTATCGTCACCAGCGTCAGAATAGAAATCGCCCCCACCTTCAGTGCCAGTAGGAGAATCTTGTTCACATTCAGGACTATTCTCTTGCTCTTCCTGTTTCTTTTCAAGCTCCTTTTTGCAGAGATTATATAACGCTTCTGCTGCGGATAGGGTGTCATCAAACGTTTCGACATTTTCAATTAAATTGAGAATCGGTTTTTCAGAAATTGAAAAAGGTACATCAACCCACGCACCAATCTTGTAAAATAGATTAACCCTATCAGCAAGACTAAAATCGTTAATGTCTGCATCCTTTACTTCAAAGAAATCATTATCTGAAAGTTCATTATACCCTCTAAAGAAGGTTTTGGCAATACCTGCATATCTTCTCTTCATTAATTTCTCAATTCTTACATCCTCAACTATGTTTACAAATGAGTGTGGTATCTTCTTTTCTTTCCACCAATCTCTATCAGGTGTATAAAGAGCATGTCCTACTTCATGTGATACCAATGCTGTATATACATTATCACTTGCCCTATCCCAATTTGGAAGTGTCAGTACACGAGTATGAACATTAAACTGTGCTGTCTCAACCTGCTTATGCTCTACTATTAAATCTTCGGTAGCAAGAAGTTTAGCAAGTTGTGATTTGATTTCGTGCTTTACTGTCATTGGTTTCTTTGCTTATGAACCTAT